GATAAGTCAGAGCAAAGATTATCAAATGCAGTCTGCCTACTCAGCAGATACGCGATTTGGCTATCAATTGCAGTCTCTACTTCACCCCAAACAGGCAGTTTTACAACGTCGGCTTCAATTGCACCATACCAATTATTGCCACCCTGCGTTGTCTTGAATATCTCCGCTACATCGTTATCTCCAAGCTCAATGTCGGTCATGTACTTGATTATGCAGTAGCGACGAGCTATTTCACGGTTCTCCGCGTGATATTCGCCGTCTGTGAACGAGGACTGTGCTACGGTCTGCACAATTGAGCCAAATGTGTCTACGTCAAGATAGGTCTTGATTGTGACAGGTGCGCCGTTAATGCGCTTAGTTGTGTTCTTGAGGGCAAAGTTTTTGCCGATAACTTCAATTAATTTACTCATGTTAAAATCTCCTTTATAATTAGTTTGCTTTCCTGCTTATATCCGTGGTCAAATAAGCACAAAAGTTAGATTTGAGATTCGACTGCATATCGCCCAATGGCAATAGCGTCGGATATGTCGTCTACCTTTATATCAAGATTATAATAATCGTTTACTTTCTGCCTTATATCTTCTTTTCGTTCTGGTCGCTTTACTTCTCTGCCATATTTGCCCCACGCCGTTATCCATTTTGATTCCTCCACAATGGTGTACTTGATGCCATGTTTGTGGGCAATGTGTGCTATGAAGCCTTGCAGTCTCGCAAGCGATCTGAACCCTTTCGGATTTCCGTTTTCAAATATTTCCTCAAACCATATCTCGTCAGGCTTGAACTTCTCAATAAGCTTTTCGAGTTGGTCTGTTATCGCCGTTATGCGGAGTAGGGTAGTGCCGCAATCCGCTTCGGGCATAATAATACTGATAAGATGCAGTTCTTCTTCTACTCGCAACTCATCAGCTCGTTTACTCATTTTCGGTTTTATTAGGCAATAATCTTTTAGTTTGCCATTAACAAAAAAGCCAACCCCCGTTGCGGAAGTTGACTGATCTACGCTCATTATTCGTTTCATATTTCCTCCCAATATAAAAATTAGGGGTAAGTTTTTATTTTAACTTACCCCTTTCTATTAATCAAACAGTTTAGATTTTATTTCTTTCTTTGTGGTCTTAGTGGACTTTACCTTTTCACCAATAATCTCACGGACACTTTTTTCAACATGAGGCAACATCCATGACAAATCATCATTTGCATGAACATCACACTTATCTGCAAAACTTTCAATAGCCTGTTCTTTCGTGAACACGCCACTTCTGTACTGCTCGATAGTCATGTGAACCATATAGTGTTCCATCGTATCGGCAACAAATCTCCAACCGTGGGTTTGACCACAAGTAGGACAATAATCATGCTCCTTACCACAAACCCAACACTCTACTTTATTACCCATGCTTGATTACCAAGTGAAGTCCTCATCAGCGACAGAGATTTCGTAAAAACTTTTATCCTGATCACAATAACTATATGCTAAGTTCAAAGTCACACTAATGGTGTCGTCGAGGTTGAACCCGATAGTGTTGCCAGTCTGAGGTTTCGAGTTCTTGGCAGTGATCCACAGCGCACGAACTTTACTCTGATCGCAGAGGTCGACTGCAAGAACGAGGAATCTAACCTTTGCAGCATCAGGGAACTTATCAGCCGCATTAACAACCTTAACACCAGCAGCTACAGAATACTCATAGATTACCTCAATTCTTGCGCCAGCCTTAAATATTGTAGCATCTGTAGGGAAGTAAACCCTGTGATTTGTAGAATCATAATAGAACTTAGTAGATGTAGCTGCGGCAGCAACCTGCTCATAGTTTTCGTCAAGAGAGCCATCAGTTGTAAGTGTGTGGAATGAGATCTTATATGTTCCACCTGTCTCAGCAATAGGAGTCTTATTAAGAGTTACATAACCAGCAGTTACATCAGCAGGCTTGAGTGTAAATCTCTCAATGTAAGGCACTCTAATAGGAGCGTCATTTGTAGCATCCTGTCTCTCAGTACCGTTGAGGGCAGCCACGAGAGAAAGATCAAGGACGGAAGAATCGAAACTAATCTGACAAGACTTATTTCTGTCGATTGAGAAGATTACAGAACCGTTAGAGTCACGCTTTTCTGTTACCTCTCCGTCCTGTGTGATTTGCAGATTTTCTACATTCGATACCATCCATTTGATTGTCTCTGCTGAGTCAAATGCCCAAGCACCGATAATCTGCTTAATAGCAATACTATTTATAGCCATAAACTACCACCTTTCTTATAAATTTTTGGTCTTGATTGGACGCATCCAATCCAAATCAGTTTTGTGAATATTCTTAAATGACACCGTTCCTGCATAAAGCCCTCTATAAAGATTATCAGCGTTTTGTTTATAACCCATACGAATTATAGCATCAAAAAACTGCCCAATCCTCAATCCAAAAACCTTATCGTAATCGTGCCATTCACAAGCAAGAGAAGAAATAAGAGGAGCGTACTGAGAATTGTCTCCAAACAAGTCTTTTCTACGTTGTGCCCTGTCTATATTTTTCTTCTGTTGCCTTATCATTAAATCGTGCGTAAATTTATTCTCACACGACGTTAAAATATTCTTTGGCAAACAGTGCATACGTCGCACATTGTCTGCGATACGCTCACGTATAAGTGAATCAATAATAATGCCGTCACTATTAGCCAGAATTAACTCTCCGTCCTTTTCAATCGGTCTAAATTTAGAGAAGTCTAAATCGCCAAATAGCAATCTTGACGTTTCTTTTTCAATCCCCGATACCAAGATACAGAAAAGTTCAAAAGGTTTGATTTTTTCAAAGTCAATGCCCATTTGATCTAAGTAGTATGGCATATCAAAAGGCTCAGATGTGAGTGCGCTAACAAGGCTTAAATATTCATTCTCACCAAATTTAGCAATATCTCCTATAGTGGGTTGATATAGAGTTATACCAACTCCAATATCAAATGGCTCGCCTCTGAGTAAGCGAATCTCATCAACTGCAAACATTCAATCACCCACAAACACCTACAACATCCACAGCCTCAAACACAAGCTGTCTAAACCTGTATGTCGTATTAACGCTACCCGCTGTGTCCGACTTTAACTGAAGCGTACCCACACCGAAATCCTGCCGCCCCTCATATTTTTCTTCTATGAGTTCTGCAAGATAGTCCATTCTCGTACCGCTTTCGCCCGCCATATTCATGTGCATATCCTCTTGGTGAGTGAGCACATAGAACACGATGGTCGGGTGAACCCAAATGTTGCTGTCGCTACTGCCGTAACGTGTGCGACGCTCTGGTATGTCGATCTCGACAAGAATATAACTGCGCACCTGTTCCTCTGTTTGAGGGATAAAATAGTGGCAAAATATTCGTTTCCATACAAGGTCGTCAGGATCTTCATCAAGATTTAAGCCGAGAGCGTTTATGATTTCGTCGTCCTGTGAAAGCTCAGATACGATTTTGTTTTTCCAACTGCGTATGCAAGAACTCTTGCCCATCTCTCAGCACCTCCTTAAACCGCCCCAATTACGTCAACAAGCAACTCGCTTCGCTGACCACCACCTGCGACTTCTACTTTAAAAGTTGCCCCAACTAAAGCCGAATCATTAGCACACCTGACAACACATTTGTTATCAGTCTGCGTAATTGTCAGCTTGCCGTCCAATAATGCGGAATTAACGAGAGAGAACACAACTTCATTCTCTGTCTCCGCTGTAAAGGTCTTACGTCCACCTATTCTAATAGAAGGACTTCCGCTAAATGTTATATTAATTGGATTTGGATGTGGTATGTCGTTAGGATCAATGTAGTCACAAAGCATTAAGTCAATCCTGTCTGTCTTGGGGTTGTATTCACATTCTGTAAATGTTATACGCATGATACGCATTTCGTTGTATGAGTACGGGACTTTTGATGTTGAAGTTATTACATAAGTTTCAGGACTTTCAGATGCAACATCAATGAACATTCTCTTGTCACGATATAATTCTTTTGTTACGTCATCAAGAGAAATCCAACTCATAAGCTGAATATAGCCAGTCTCCAAGATATTACCATTTCTTTCGACACCTGTGTTGTACTGGGTGGCATCTGCGGTGTATGTTGGATAATAATATATATTACCATCTGCATCCTGCCATTTAAGCGTGTAATTACACTCGTGCAAAACGGCTTTGGTGTAAATTTTGTTAGTTTCTGGCATGGTCATAATCAAATAAATTTGAGTGTTGCCTAAAGTGTCTGTCGCTTTCACATATTTATACTCGGCAAGATTGTCCGACATTCTTGTAAGAATCTGCCGTTTCCAACCCTGAGTATAAGCATCAAAATCCCTATTTTGAATTATAGCTTGAGTTTCGACTTCTACTTCAAATTCGCCAGTTTCACCATTGAATTGTCCGCGACAAAGTTTTACATCATCTCTTAAAGGCGTTTCGGTGATTAACTCATCAAAACTATCTGTAACCCAAGCATCCCATTCGTCCTTTTCAAGACCGTTCAACATTGTAGGTTGAGAATTAATAACATACCATTCTTGCATACTATCACTCTCCATTAATTAAAAGCGTGAGTTTTCTGTTTATGCAACAATTCTTGAATACGTTGTAACTCCAAAACCAAATCCTTATATGTTACATTTTTAGATGAATCACTACCTGTTAAATGAATATCTTTTCCATAAAAACCATTTAACTTTTCAGCCCTTGACAATTCTCTTGTAACATATTCAGAATACATCATTAAGCCCAATGTGTACACAACGGCGTGTTGTAATTTGGAATCAAATTCCATAGTACTTTCATCGTAATTTAACGTATCAACTTCCAACTCATATTGAGCTAATGATGACATGAACCATTCATCTTCTAATCCCTCTGGTAATGCAGTTTTTGCCATCGGGTGAGAATGAAAACTTTGAATGACATCATTTTTAGTTGTTACATCACCCAATGTAATCACCACCTTAGTTAATTCTCTACAGTCATTCCTGTGTATTCTTCAATAAATTTAATTTTCTTATAGTCATTAAAGTTCAACTTAGATACAGCCTCGACAAGCATTTTCTTTTCGGCAAAAGTAACAGCAAGTTCCTCAATGGCTTTCTTAAACGCTGACATATTTTTAAGTCCGAACGCATCAGAAATTTTCTTTTCATCTATAATAGATTGAGGCTCTGTCTCTGTTTCCAAGCCCGTGTAAATTCTTGTTTCCTTATCATCAACATAAATCCAAGGATGCTTACCATCCTGAGTTTTACCCCAGAATAATGTACTTCTTGACTGTACTTTAGAAACAACTTCCGATCTGCTAATTAAAATTGATGTATATGGGGGGATATTAACTTCTCCCTCCCCACTTATCTTTCTAAAACCAACAGGAAAGCTTGTGACATTTTTTATCATTATGCTCTTGCTCATATCGAATGAGTCCATTATAAATCCTCCTTTATTGATAATAGGGGACGAACTACATCGTCCCCACTATCTTAACAAATAATTATTCGGTAGTGTCAATAAGACCTATCTTGTATTCCTCGCCCTTTGCAACATCAGCAGCAACTTCAAGGTCATATCTAGTAAGAAGTCTACCAGTTGAAACATCAGTGCCAGTCATAGATGTAAGACCACCACGAGTCCAGAGTTGGATAGGAGAAGCAACACCTGTAGGAACAACAAAGATATATTCGTCATTAACAATCTTGTCGAACCATGAACCAGCAGTATTTGTCTTACTGAGGTCATATGCGTTATCAATACCATAAACGCCAGCACCCATTATGCTTGAAACATAAGCGTTCTTACGAATCTCGTTCATAGCATCCTGAGAAATATTGAGGTAAGGTGTTGTTTTCTGTAAATCAGAGTATGTAGCAATATCATTAAGCTTAATAACAGCAGATGTATCACCAACCAAAGTTACAGCACCAAAAGGACGAGCCTTATTGATTACAGACTGAACGTTAGCTCTTGTTACACCAGTTACAGCGTTCTTAATTGTTGCATTAGAAATAGCACTAGTAACTGTATCAAAAGCAAAAGCAGAAGCCTTATTTCTCATATCTGTCTTAATATTTTCAATAAGAATATTCTCTGCACTCATATCTCCAAACTGAGCCTTACGATAATCAACCTCGTAACCAGCAGCAAGAGAAGTTGAAGGTACGGTATACTTATCAGCATAGTTAAAGCTGAAAGGAACATCTCCATTAAGAGCCTGACCTCTTGTATTGATGCTCTGCTTTATAACCTTACGCTCAATTGTCTCATCGTAACCAAGATTCTCATATCCGCCGAAGAATCCAAGAAGCTTGATTTCCTCAAGGAGTATTGGATTAACAACATACGCTCTTATTGCGTTCAACTCGGAAATAGCAGATGTGTCTCCACCTTCAGCTCTTGTATTCAGTTCCTTAATCTTCTTTACACACTGGTCGCCAACTTTCTTACCGTTAACGTCCTTTATGTTCTCAACATCCTTGCCCTGAACAAGTGCAGAAAAAGTTTCAACAATAGGAGACTTAGAATTAAGTCCGTTATGAACAGTGTCCTTGCGGCAACCATTCATTTCATTTATTTCATATGTTCTCATATCTTTTACCTTCCTTTCTATCAAAATTATTTGGTAGCAACCTGTACAAGCACTCTAACGCCAATGGGAAGAAGTTTCATAACCTTAAAGCAGATATCACCTTTAGTTGCAGTATCTTCCTTAAACTTGAATGTTGTATCATCAAAAGTAAGTGTGTCATCTACAGCAATATCTGCATATGTTCCTGTAACATTCTCCTTTGTTACATCAAGTTCCTTACCTACCCAATTTGCAAGATTAAAGAGATTTACATACTCGCCCTTTTTAATTGTACAAGCAAGGTCATACTCTTTATCTCCAACCTGAGTATTAAGAACGATATAAAGGTCATTACCAGTTGCAGGAGCTTTAGTTACCTTTGAAGCTCCAGTATATGTAAGACCAACAAGTGCGCCATTGGGCATATCTGCATGAGCCTTAACATTAGGAGTGCTGTGTGCAGAATGTTCAATCATTTCAACAGTATGTACTTTTACCATAATAAAACCATCCTTTCTTTAATAAATAGAGCCTTCAGTAGAACCATCAGCCTTTGCCTGTGGTGTAAATACTTCACCATAGATATCAGCAGAATTTGTTTCTACTACTGTTGTTTTTTCGTTTTTCTTTTCTAATGACTGCTTACCAATGCCACGATAAATAGCATCAAGTACAGTATTAATTTCTACATTGGTTGGGTCTGCTTTAAATGCTTCAATCTCATCTTTCGCAAAATCCTTCTGTTCCTCTGTAAAGTTTGCAATAGCAGAACTAAGCTCACCAAGTCTTTCCTTTGCCTTTGCTTCGCCAAGAGCTATTTCCAAAGCCCTCTTTTCTGCCCAAGCTCCATCAAGTTCGTTTGACTTCTGTTCAATCTCAGCTCTAACTGCGTCCAGAGCAGCCTGAATTTCTGCAACAGATGCATTAAGCTCTGCAATTTTAGCATCCTTTTCTGTTATTGTCTGATTGAGTTCTGCAATCTGAGCTTCATACTCGGAGTTCTTTGAGTTTGTTTCTGAAACTGCGTTCTTTACAGAATCACAAATCAGATTAATTGTTTTCTCATCCATTGTCTCATCCTCACTTTCTTGTTTATTATCATTTGATTTATTTAAAGAAGCTGCTTCTAATACAACTGCATTTTCATCTGCTTCTTTTACACTTAGTATTGCGCTGCCACTAAAATCAAATTCCATAGGAACACGGTATTCATCCGTTATCTCTCCATCATAAACGATATGATTGTCATTTTCTTCCGTACCCACAATTTCAATTGATGATTTAATAGGATTCTCTAACATATTATCCTTTAACCATTTAACAAAATTAGGATAACGCTGATTATATAAATAACCTTCACCAACCAACACACGTTTTTCTTCATTATTGATAGTGATGTTTTCGATTTGAGCCTTTTCAACCACGCCTACCGTTTCAGAATTTTCAAAAACAGGTATTTCATTTCCATTCTCATCCAGTATTGCATCTGTATATCCATGTCCTAATGGAACTGTTTTTGTTTCATCGGTAAATTCACAGCACAGTGGCATACCTTTAACACTGTCAAGATTATTTAAAATGTACTTTTCATTCCAATGCAAGCCATTAAGATTTGTGTCTTGCTCGTTTTCATGGATGGTGAGAAGTGCTAATTTAATATACCTTCGACCACCTTTGGTTTTTTTACTTCCCATTTCAAGAAGTGTATTCATTTTTCTCACCACCTCTCTTTATACAACGATATAAGTTTTTAACTATTTGGTTTTGGTTGATTATTTGAATTATTAGTTTTACTTCTTATAGTATTTTCGTTTGTGGGATTATCAGTAGTTGGTCTACCACCTTTGTTATCATTATCACCATCATTACCAGATGTGTTATATGATGTCGCATTAACAGGATATTTGTCTAACACTTTTTCTTCTAATTGTTCATCCAACATAGCGAAATAAACTTCTTTTGAAATGCCAGCGCAATTAGCAAGATAAGCAAGTGACCCTCTACCAATAGTAAATAGCTCTTTAGCATTATTAAAGTATTTTTCTCTATTCAAATGAGTAATAGGTAAATAATTAACTTCAGTATCTATGTAACCCATATCCAAAATATTATAATTAATAACCTTATTTAACTCAGAAACTATACCATCAATCCATTCAAATAATTGAGCAGTAACCAATTCCAAATTGGTTTGCTGTGCGCTAAATGAAGTAGTACCGCTTGCGTTAAGTAACGAAGCAGCAAATCCTAAATCTGTTCCAACTTTTGTATCAAGATTGGATTCATAATCGTTATCAAATAAATCAGTTTTAATATCTATGCTGTCAATCTTAGTACCAGCAGCAACAGAGAAAAACGTTGTTCCACTAACACCTTGTTTGGTTTGCACCGCACTTTTAACAGCATCGTGCTGTTCCTTTTGCTGTTGTTTACTCAACGCAGATGTACCAGCGGTCTTACCCTCTGGGAATGTTTCGTATATAATTTTATTATTAATTTTTCCAAGAAGATTTCGCTTAGTATTTCTAAAATCGTCTGAATATATAATGTCTTGAATAGCACCAAGTACAAGAGGTCTACCCCAAGATTCATCCAAATTGGACGATATTTTATGTACAATTGTTTTAGTATTGTCAAGCACAAACATTTGTTTAGTTTCTTTATTACTTTGCCACAATCTATAAGCATCTGTAAATTCACTGGGGTACATTTTTAATTTGCTTTCTGCACTATCAAAATAACTTAAATCAAAAGCAACAACATATGAATTGTTTCTTGTTCCAACAATTCTGCAATAATCTGTTGGTAATGATTTAATCGAAACATTAAGACTTGCAAGCTTTGGTTTTAATACATTAACTTCCATTATAGATTCTGCCTGAAACTGACTTATAAATTTGTTTTTATCTTCTGGTTTCTGACCTGTATCTAAATAATAAAACGCTATACCATCAATACATCCTTTGAGTATCGCATCTCTAATGAACTGCTTGTGTTTTATTTTGCGTAAAACATATCTCATTACTTCTTTATTAACTTTTGATTTAGCATTATTAATATAATTGGTAACTATATAATCCAAAGAAGGAAGTGCCTTCATGTAATCGAGCGTATTTCTAACAATGCCATCACTTGAATAAAACCTACGAGAAATAATTCTAAGCTGTTCATTATTTGCAGTAACCATAGGTTCTTGAATTATTGCAATTAATGTATCTATTGAATAATCTCTTAAAATATTAAAATAAGTATTTGTGGTTACATCATTATGATACCAATAACTATTAACCTCATACGCTCTTGAATCAATAGAAGATTTTGTAACTCTATGAATTTTTGCCATTACGTCCTCCTTTCTTTTTTTAATTCACAAAAACTGTACTTTCGTACTCTTTATCAATAGAGATGTCTTTAGCAAATTTTTCAACATACCAAAGCATATATATTAATGCAGACACTCTATCTTTGTCAACCTTTCTTGCGACTCTTTCAATAGTAATGCCGCCATTAGCTAAATGTTTCATTTTTAGATTAGCGGCTTCTTCAATAAAAGCATCAGTCTCAATATAAGGTCTAATTAAATTTTCAGAATTAGCCCATTCACTTTCGGTAAAATCAGTTTCTAATTTTCTTTCTAAAAGTTTTAACTTTGCACTTTCGACATAATCAATAAAAGTTGTAACTATTTCATTTTGACACGACTGTGCTTTTAAGTTGTATAATATTTTAGGAGAGTTGGGGATTTCAGGTTCATTATCATCGTTAATTGTGTCCCAACATCCTAAATTTTCACCAGTTACAGGGTCTATTGTTTCAGTAAGCAAAGCATCAATTAAACCAGCGCCCAAACCGTTACCATCACAGATAACCATTTTCGCATGGTATTGTTTTTGTGCTTGCTTTACTCTAATAGCCTGTTTATTAAAATTATATATATTAGGAACGTTAATAATATCAATTATCTCAATCGCAACAATTCTTGAACCATCGGAGTTGCGTTTTACTCTGCCAACCACAATTGACGATTGGTTGTTTGAAGTTTTTTGACTTCGTGCTACATCGACTCCCATAAAGATTTCATCACTATCTGTAATCTTGGATGGCTTAACTAAAACTCTACAACTCAAAAGTTTATTTATGTTTACCAGCGCACCTTCCGATGCACCACTCCAAGTTTGTTCGTAGTTCATATTAAACGCCACTATTGACATACTTTTTTTCTTATTAAGTATCTGACTTTTGCTTGAGCCTCGACCATACCAACAAGGGAGCATCCAGTTCGAGCCAATAACTATTTTACCATTAATTTGCTCCATTTCATCGACCGTGCTCAGTAGCCTATGGTATTCATCGCTGCCTTTAAATCCAGCAGTTGTAAAGAAATTAATTTGCTGATTTAACTCACATGGGTCAGGAATACCAAGTTTGCCTACAGTTAAACGAGGTACTTCGACAACAGGAGCAAGAGCATCTTCAAATAATGCGTTGTTCAATAAGGCAGATTCCTCTATACTTAAACGATTTCTTCTTTGTCCCTTGGTTGATTGAGCGTTTGCAATAGCATCTATTTCAGAACCATTCTTAAACTTTATAATAGAATATCCCTTTGAAAACTTTGGTTTTTCATCAAGTTCATTTAACAACAAAGGATAGAATTTTGTTATCTCATTCCACTTTGCAGATAGAAGGTCAGCGGCATTTTCTTTTGTTTGAGCCGAAACAGAAAGCGTGATATTAGGAAATAGTATGGCAACAACAATATCGGCTAATATTTCATTAAAAGTTTTTCCACTTCCACGAGGTAAATCGCCGTACATGCTAAAAAATCTAACTGCACAACGTAAAAAAATTCTTTGGTCTAAGTGGAGATTTAAACCACCCTTTTGAGGTTTTATCATATCAAGAAGTAAATCTGGATAAAATTTAGCCCAGCTTATAAAATCATAATACTTAACCAAATTTTTGCCGAAATGTGTATCATCAACTAATGCTTTTACTCTTTCATTCGCCATCACTATCACTTCCTATATTATAATCCTTTGGCAGTTGAATAAATTTTTTTACCGCATCACGATTTTTTTCTGACGTATCATCTGTAAAAATTCCATAAGGGTCGCCGTATTGCGCAATATATTCTTCTTTTTTTCTATCATAAAAAGCATACACTTCTTCGTAATCAACCGTTGGCAAACCTTTGAGTTTTCTGCAAAAATTAATATAACACCAGATAATAAAATCAGGAGCATCATTAGGCGCATACTTAAAACGTGGTAATATTTCAATAATATCTGTAGCTTCTTCTACTGCTTTTGATATCTCACTAATTGTTGTGATACCACCCTGTAAATCCGCTTGCGTTAATTGTTTTGGAGTTAGCTTAGCTTGTTCCGCAGATGTCTGAGCTGCTTTATTCCATTTTTCCGCACTCGACACATCTCCCTTGGCAGTTGCTTCTTCTTCTTGTACTTTAAACCTAATATATGTCGCCAAAGCTTCTTCATGAAGATTAGTTGTCAATTGATAATTTTGTTTCAATTTATCATATTTCTTTTGCATCTTGCGATATTGGCTTTTGGTATATCCCTCTCCAAACCTATCAATAATTTCTTCTGTAACAGTAAAATCATTATCTTGAGTTACAAAAATTTCATCTGTATATTTATTATGTTTTTTTCTTTCCGTAGAAGAAACAGTTGTAGTGGTTGTACCATTTAACTGTAAA